ATGGATTCTAAAAATACATTAGCAGATAAAAAACTTGAATCAGAAATTGATGAAGCAAAAGCACGGAGATTAAACAAGCCTGATGGCGCAATGCCAGAGGAACAACCTGTTGATGTAAATTGGGATAAATAATGGCGGAGCAAGGTACAGCAGCCCGTCTTATTGAAGTTGCTACTGCAGAAGTAGGAACTGTTGAAGGTCCTAAAGACAATGAAACCAAGTATGGTAAGTTTACTAAAGCAGATTTTCAACCATGGTGTGGTTCATTTGTAAATTGGTGTGCTAATGAAGCAGGAGTAAAAATTCCAAATACTGTTTACACTCCTGGTGGCGCACAAGCATTTAAAAAAGCAAACTCATGGATTGACGGTGACTTAGCAGATCCAGAGCCAGGAGATATTGCATACTTTGATTTTCCATCTGACGGGGTAGACAGAATTAGCCACGTAGCAATAGTAGTAGCAGACAACGGAGATGGAACAGTCTGGTGTGTTGAAGGAAATACTTCAGGGGATCCTAAAGGTAGCCAACGTAATGGTGGAGAGGTTTGTAAAAAACTTCGTGCTTTTAAGAAAAATAAAAAAGGAATTATGGTTTCTATTGTAGGGTTTGGTAGACCTAAGTTTGGTTCTGCTCCCGCAAGTACTGCTAAAAAGCCTGCTGGTAAGCCTAAAACATGCTCAGCATGTGGTCAAAATATTAAATAAAGGTCTTTGATTAAGCAATAATCATTTGCTATACTTAAAGGGTACACTCTGAGGGGATTTCTGTATGACTGTTCTTGCTGTGGTTCGTCATGAAAATAAAATCTACATGGCTGGTGATCGTGGTGCCTCAGATGATAATACTATTCTTTCATTAACAGCACCAAAGGTTTGGAAACTTGGCCCATATTTGCTTGGATATGCAGGGGCATTAGATGGTGAACGCATTCGTTATAATTTTAACCCATATGTGCCAGACATAAAAGATATAGACAAATTTATGCAAACTAAATTTATTAAACAACTTAAAAATTTTTATAATGACTGGTGGGTTGATACTGGTAAAGAGGCTGATCTCGGTTTAATCATTTGTGTTAAAGGACAAATATATGAACACAATGCAGTGGATATGTCTTTATCTAAATATAATTTAGATTATTTAGCAATGGGTTCTGGCGCTGAATATGCTTATGGATATTTAAATGCTACAGAAAAATCTAAAGACCCTCGTAAACGAGTTATGGGGGCGGTAAGTGCTGCTATTAAATTTAGTCCATCCTGTATGGGGCCAGTTGACGTAGTAAGCATTTAAAGGTATAATTTATATATGGCAAATTTTGATGACATATTAAAAGATATTCAAAGCGAAGCATCAAATCTTGATGAGTTTGAGATTTGGTTAAACAATGGAATTGATCGAGGATGGGTAACAGAACCATTCTGTAACACTCATGAGGGAGATCCTTATATGAGTGAAGAAGAGTCACAAGAATGGGAAGAAGGCGGAGACCCTTGTCAGGTTGTAATTAAAATAAACAACAATTAAAAAATAATTTAGGGGGTAAATATGTGTATTATTTGTGTATCTACTGTAACTGCTGTATCTTTATTAGCACCAGCGCATGCAACACCTGTTCAATCAGTTTCAGTAATTGAAAAAAAATATGTACAAGAAGATAAAATTATTAATAAATCTTGTTCTAAATCAGAATTAAATAAAATAAAAGGAAATACAATATGTCTTAAAAATGGCAAAACTTATAAATGGACAACAAAAAAGAATAGTGTAGCAAATACCCCAAAGGTAGAAACAACTAGTTACTCTGTTCCGTCTCAGCCAAGTACAAATATAGAAAGTTGTAAAATTAAAGAAAGCAATAGTAATAGACAAAATGCAGGACCCGCTATGCTTCCATCAGGTTTTCCAGGAAATACTATTGCTCAAAAAAGAGGAACAGTTAAGTGGGCTTTGATTCCCCTAGATTTTCCTGATTTAAATGGTGAGGCAAATTTTAGATCAAGAGTTGATGAGCAAGTGAAATTGACTTCTGAGTGGTTTGATACCGTCAGCGAGGGTAAATATAAAGTTGAGTGGGTAGTAGCAGATAAATGGGTAAGACTGCCTGGAAAAACTTCTGACTATGAGATTTTACAATCAGTAAATCTTAGGGATGCTGCAAATGGCCCTAAATTATTTAAAGATGCGATGGTTGCTGCAGACCCATCCTTTAATTTTACGGGTGTTCAGACAGTAAATTTCATATTACCGAAAGGGCAAAATTTTATTCAAGAATCTTCACAAGGTTTTCCTTGGGATGAAGCAGTAAAAAATTTAGTTACAAACGAAGGATCTGTCTCATCTTATTCAATACCAGGAAAAATGTTTGATTCAAATAATAGGCAATATTGGTCTTACTTTGTACATGAATTTGGTCATGCAATGGCATTACCACATGTTGGATCCTCTCGTGAGCCTAACGCATTTCTTGGTTTAGATATTATGGGTAATCAAGATGGTGAGTCTAAAGAACTCAGTGGGTGGATGCGTTTTGTTGCAGGTTGGCTTGATGATGAAAAAGTTTATTGCAAACCATTAAATGACTTGCAAAATACTGAAATTACTTTGGTGCCTTTAAATAATATTGAAAAAGGAATAAAAATGGTTGTAGTACCAATATCTCAAACAAAGGCAGTAGTTATTGAGTCACGTCGTGAAAACAAATTTTCTTGTCAAATGCCTTCTAAAAGAGATGGTGTATTAGTTTATACCTATGACGCCACACTTAGTCACGGTCAAAATTTTTTACAACCTGTGACACCTTTAGGTAGGGCAATTGAGTATAGTTCTAATTGTCCTGTGGTTGGATATTCAAATCCATTTCTTTATAAGGGTCAAAAGATAATTGTAGAAGGCATATCAATAGAAATAGTTGATAGTTTAAAATACGATAAGGTTAAGATTAATAAAAATAATTAATTATATTAATAATATAATTGCGAATATTGCATAGTGGTAGTGCGTAACCTTGCCAAGGTTAATGTGAGAGTTCGATTCTCTCTATTCGCTCTAAGTCCCCATCGTCTAGTGGCCTAGGACGTCGCCCTTTCACGGCGTTAACACGGGTTCAAATCCCGTTGGGGACGCACTATATTTAATTTTATCTTTATGATATAATTATTATGCTTGCCCAAATGGGGAGCAAATTAACTTATTCGCTTGAAAGGGGAATAAAATGGTAACACAATTCGCAATGGATCTATTCAATGATCCTTTTTTTATTGGCTTTAACAGAGACCTAGCCCGTCTAAATACTGCACACAAAATCAACTCTCAATCATATCCTCCGTATGATCTTCTTAAATTAGATGAAGACACATACAGGCTTTCGCTTGCTATTGCAGGGTTTACCAAGGAAGATATTAATGTTTCGGTAGACAATGGAACACTAATTATTAAGGGTGAAATTGTAGAAATTACAGATGCAGAAGTTGTTCACAAGGGTATCGCTGGCAGAAAGTTTGTCAGATCGTTTGCTTTAGGAGAATACATGGAAGTATCTGGTGCAGAACTAAAGGACGGAATGCTACACATTAATGTGGATCGCATTGTTCCAGAAGAAAAGAAGCCTAAAACAATTAAAATAAAATAAAAAAAACAACCTAGGCATGTTGTAAAACTGCCTATTATTTGGTATAATTAATGTGGGTTGGAGTAAAATGAAATCAAATGAAAAGATAAGCACTTTAACAGATGGGGTATTTTGCATTGAAAATTTTTTATTCCCAGAAACCTGTGATTTTTTAGTTTCAATTTTTTCTGATAAAGATTTAAATAAGTCAGACAAAGATGGAGTGTTCGGTGCTTTTGGACAAGGGGAACATGAATCTTTTAATCTTAGTGGTGCTGAAAAAATATTTGTTAAAACAGATGTAAATAAAAAAATAGGCATTGATTTTTTTACAGGAATACTTACAAATATTGAAAAAACAACATCTGAAATATTTAATAAAAATCTTTTATTAAAGTCATACTTTTATAGCCATATGAAAAAAGGCGGTAAAAACGATTTACACGTTGACAATTACAATAAAAAATATTCAAATGATTATTCTGCAATACTATACTTAACAGACTCATACTCTGGTGGAGAAATAAACTTTCCAGAACGGAAATTAAATATAAAGCCAAAGCCAGGAACATTAATAACATTTATTGGAACTAAAGACCTTGCACACGAAGTAAAAGAAGTTATTGATGGGGACAGGGTAAACCTAATATGTTTTTTAAATAATAAAGAAAGGAGTGTTTAGTGGCTTCATATGAATATGATTGTATGCCTTGTGGTACTAGAGTAATAAAAGAAAGATCTATTAATGATTTTGATCCAGGATATAGTTGTGAAACTTGCAATAGATCGTTAGTTCGTGTATACTCTAATATAGGGTCAATTTTTAATGGTACTGGATTTTATTCAACCGACAATAGAAAGAAGTAATTGGATGTATAATAGAACTATGGACAGTGTTACAAAAGATCATCCGAGCATAAAGCCAAAACAATGGGTTTTAAACTCAAAAGATCGTTGCGATAAATGCCTAGCCCAAGCGTTAGTTAAAGTAAAAGGCGCCTCTGGAGAGTTAATGTTTTGTAACCACCATTATGACAAGATAATGAATAAGCCAGAATCATATAAAAAAATGATGGCTTTTATGCTAGAAGTTATTGATGAGCGTGAAAAGTTAACAGAGAATAGGGCGATTGGGGCAATATAATGTATGAGTATTTTGTAAAAGAAGTAAAAAATGTAGTCGATGGAGACACTATTGATGTAGTTATTGATTTAGGGTTTGACATTTTATTTGCATCCCGTGTTCGTTTGGCTGGTATTGATACCCCAGAATCACGGACAACTGATAAAGTAGAAAAAGTTCTTGGTCTTGAGTCTAAAGATTATTTAAAAAAATACCTTAAAGACGCTAAATCTGTTGTAATTAAAACTGAAAAAATGAATTCATCAGAAAAATATGGTCGTATTCTTGGTTGGATATATGTAAATGGTGACACGGAATCATTAAATGATAAAATGATTAATGACGGTTATGCATGGGGATATCTTGGCGAAACCAAAATTAAAGATTTTGATGTATTAAAAAAGGCTAGAGCAAAGTCTAAAAAATGAAAACTGTTTTTTATTTTACTGCAGAGTGGTGTGGCCCATGCAAAAAAACAAAACCAGTTGTTGAAGATTTAAAAAAAGAAGGTTTTGAGTTTCAGATAATAGATGCTGATTATGAACAATTATTAGTTGAAAGGTTTGAAATAAAATCAATTCCTACTTTTATATTATTTGAAAATGAAAAAGAAATTAAACGTATAACTGGTGCACAAAACAAACAATCATTACTAGATTTTATTAAAAATGAGTAACGAAGAAGAAGACATGATTGAAAAACTTATTCTTGACGGGGGGCTAGAAACTGTAGGAGTTGACGAAGAAACTGGGGAACTTTTATATTCTTTTACTCCTAAGATTAAGAACCTTATGCCTGACTTATATAATGAACATATAACAGATGTCAATTCTTGTATTATGCAATTATGGGAAAAGGGGTTTTTAGAAATAGATTTTTTTGCTACAGAGCCTATCATTACCCTATCAACAAAGGCTTTTGATCGAGTAGCAGTAGAAGGTTTATCAAAAAAAGACAGGTGGAATCTTTTTGAAGTTATACGGCTTTTGCATCCCAAAACCTGATATAATCTATATATAGCCTGGGAGGTTTTATGTCAGTGAACGAAAATAAGGATGTGCCAATGTTAAAGTCAGTGGTAGCAGAGGGTGACTTTGTTATGTTTGTTCATGAAGATGATGGAATTATGGCTGGTCGTATTGAATATGTTATGAATAATCCTGGATTACTAGGTCTTCCTGGTTCTGAATATTCAATGGAATATGCTGAAGATGACAAACCAGTTATTGTTCGTGCCTATAAAGAAGAAGATGGCGCATGGGAAGAACAGGCATATGTTTTTTATCATCGCATGTCAGAAGTTATAAAAATTGAATCACTATCTGTTTCAGTTGATATGGTTGTAGAAATGGGATCAAATGGAACTGGTATTCCAACAATGCCATCGCAATCTGATATGGAAAATATGTATGCTGTTCAGGTAAGCAAATCTTACAACTCAGATAATGAAGATGAAGACAAATGGGACAATATGACAAAAGCATGTTGGGTTGGATACGAGCAACGTGGGATGAAAGATAAAGGTGGACGTATGGTACCTAATTGTGTTCCCGTTGGCAAACTAGAAGATATGGAAGATGAAATGGAAAAAGCAAAAAAACCAAATTATAGTGAAATTATTAAACCAAGACGTGGTGGCAGTGAGCCATCTAATGGAAAACTTTATGCAAGAATTGTACAAGAAGCAAAAGATAAGTTTGATGTTTACCCATCTGCCGTTGCCAATTCTTGGGTAGTTCAAGAATATAAGCGTCGTGGTGGAACATATAAATCAGAAAAAGGAATTGCTAAAAATATTTGGGATGGCAGTTTATTTAACACAAGGGGTATTTTAAAATAATGGCTAATACATCATCTGGTTAT